CCCATTGGTTGTTGATCGAAGCCTTGATGCAGGGCACATACGGCGTCAGAAAAAAACACAGAAAATATCTGCCACAAGAACCTAGGGAACTGGATGAGGCTTATGACAACAGATTGATGCGTTCGACTCTTGCGCCCTACTACGTAAGGCTGGAGCGCATGCTGGCGGGCATGTTGACCCGCAAGCCTGTGCGCCTTGAGGATGTTGCTGATGTGGTCACTGAGCAGCTATTCGACGTTGATCTGCAAGGCAATGACCTGAACGTATGGACCTACGAAACTGCTCGCAAGTGCATTCGTTATGGGCATGTTGGCGTCTTGGTTGACGCCCCCAAAGCTGGCGAAAACGGTCGGCCCTATTGGACGCAATACACCCCTAGAGACATCCTTGGATGGCGGTCTGAAATCAAAGACGGGAAGCAACTTCTGACGCAGCTGCGGTTGATTGAAGAGATCACCGTGCCCGATGGTTTATATGGCGAAAAGCAAGTGCAGCAAGTGCGTGTACTGACGCCTGGCGCTTATGAAATCCACCAAAAAGACAAGAAAGGCGACTTTGTCTTGGTGGACGAAGGTAGCACCAGTTTGAGTGAAATCCCTTTTGCTGTTGCCTATGCAAACCGTGTTGGTGTTCTCGAATCACGGCCACCGCTGGCAGACATTGCTGAGTTGAATCTCAAGGCATTCCAAGTCCAGTCGGACCTTGACAACCAGCTGCATATTTCAGCTGTGCCGATGCTGGCTATCTATGGCTTTCCGCAGTCTGCAGAAGAAATCAGTGCAGGCCCAGGCGAAGCCATGGCGCTGCCTGAATCCGCACGAGCTGAATACATTGAGCCGGGTGGTAACAGCTACAGCGCACAGTTTCAACGTCTTGATCAGATCGCCAGTCAGATCAATGAATTAGGCCTTGCTGCTGTGCTTGGTCAAAAGCTCAGTGCAGAAACTGCAGAGGCCAAGCGCATTGATCGAAGCCAGGGTGACAGCACCATGATGGTCATTGCTCAGCAGATGCAAGATCTGATCGACAACTGCTTAGGCTTTCACGCGCAGTACATGCAGCAAGCTCAAGCTGGTAGCAGTTTTATAAACCGTGATTTCCTTGCGACACGCCTTGAGCCGCAAGAAATCCAAGCACTTCTGCAGCTTTACACCGCAGGCACCATCACACAGGAGACATTGTTGAACCAGCTTTCTGCTGGTGAAGTATTGGGCGATGAGTTTGACGTTGAGGAGGAGATTGAGGCAACGCAGACTGGCGGCCTGAACGAAATGCAACAACCTGAACCGACGCCACCTGCTGCAGAAGAGGCCACAATGCCAGAAGCAGAGCCGGAGGCTGAAGATGAGTTGGCGGGATAATCTGCGCAACCGTAAGCCGGAAGATCCGATGCAACGTCTCCTGTTTTTCTCAAAGCAGGAGTTGACGGAACAGACCTATGCAGTGGTCAGGGTCACTTGGTATTTGCAGGGCAAAATCTGCGGCGTATCTGAAACGGCGATCGGTTTGTACGAAAAGGATGTAATTGCTGAGTTTTCTGGATTTGTCGGCAATGCGTTGCGGGCCGGTTGTGATGTTTCAGTGGCCTGTATTGACGATCCGCAATATCTCGGCATTTATGAGTCATGAGCACGCCTGCCGAGCTTTATCGCAATGCAATCGACCTCAATCGGTTTAGCAACGGTGTTTCCAAGCGCATTGCTGTTGCATACAACGATCTTGTTCTGGACGCTGTTGATCAGCTTCGTAGCATTGATGAGCTTGCAGCGCCTGCGAAAGCTGCACGGCTTCGGGCGATCCTTGCGCAACTGAAGCAATCGCTGGAGGGTTGGGCAGCCTCAAGCACTGCCCTTGCTGTTGAGGAGCTGCAGGGGTTGACTGTTTTGCAATCTGAGTTTGTGGGGGATCAGCTGCGCAAGGCTTTGCCTGTTGAGCTGCGTGATCAGATCCGCAGCGTGCAGATCAGCCCGCAGTTTGCGCAATCTGTTGCCACGGTTGATCCGACTGCAATCAATGTGGTGTCGTTGAGCGATGACCTGCAAGCTGCTGTGACTGGAGCGCCTGCAAAGTTTCAGCTGACGGCTGCACAAGGCACCACAATTACGTTGCCAAATGGCAAAGTGCTTGAAAAGTCGTTTCGGGGCTTGGCCGAATCTCAAGCTGATTTGTTTGCAAAGACTGTGCGCAACGGCTTGCTGACTGGTGAATCGGCAGACAATTTGGCGCGGCGCTTGAAAGGGCGGCTGCGTTTTGGGCAGCCTGGTAGCGCAAGGCAAATTGCACAGGCTGGCGGTGAGGTGACTTCAGTTGCCAATCACCAGGTGATGGCGCTTGTGCGCACCAGCATGAATCAGGTTGCCAATGAAGCAAGCCAGCAGGTTTACGAGGCCAACCAAGATGTGACCAAGCGTTATCGCTACGTTGCAACGCTTGACGGCAGAACATCACCAATCTGTCGCGCACTGGATGGGCAAGAATTTGAGTACGGCAAAGGTCCGAAGCCTCCGCAGCACTTCAACTGCAGATCGACCACTGTGCCGGTGATTGATTACGAGGGCCTGGGCGTTACGCCACCACCGCCAAGCAAGCGTCGCAGTCGTGATGGCTTGGTGCCTGCAAATCAAACGTATGGTCAGTGGCTGCACAAGCAAAGCAAGGAAACAAAGGCTGAAATCCTTGGCCCTGAGAAGGTTCCTTACTTCAACCGACTAGCTCGGAAGTATGGCCCGACCGATGCAATCCGCAAATTTGTAAGTCAAGACGGGTCAGAGCTAACGTTGGACCAGTTAAAACGCCGTTACTCCAATGGCTCTACCAGCTAAGTATCAATTCAAGGCACAAGGCGCTGAGGCCAAGCCCAAAGCACCGGCCAAGAAAAAGTCCGCTAAAAAGGAAGCACTTACGGAGGCTGACTGATGCCCAGTGGACCTGGCACCTACGGCTCGAAGATGGGCCGTCCCCCTAAAAAGAAAAAAAAGAAGGGAGGCAAGAAAAAATGAAAAAAGGTTCCCGGGTCGCTTGGTCTTACGGCGGGACTAGGACCACAGGAGTGGTTCAAAGCGTTGCCAAGGCTAATCGCGTTTCTATCAAGACTCCCCGTGGTGGCACTGTCACCAGAGTCGGCACGCCTGACGATCCGATTGTGCGGATCAAATCAGACGTGACTGGCAACACTGTCTTAAAAAAGCGCTCAGAGCTCAGCCCCGCCAAAAAGGCCAAGAAAAAATGACCATCAAGCGAGGTGGCCATACTTTTCAGGGCTTTGATAAGCCCATCCGCACGCCAAACCATCCAAGTGGCAAGTCGCACGCTGTTGTCGTAAAAGTAGGCGACAAGCCAAAGCTCATACGGTTTGGCCAGCAAGGCGCCAAAACCAAGCCACCCCGGAAAGGCGAGAGTGCTGCGGCAAAAGCAAAACGAGCTTCCTTCAAAGCACGTCACTCTAAAAACATTGCCAAGGGCAAGACATCTGCCGCATATTGGGCGAACAAAGTAAAGTGGAGCTGAAAACAACCTTACGGGTTATTTATGTCCGAAGAGCAAAATCAGGAGATTACGTCTCCCGCAGCTCCAAACAATTCTGAGCTTGATGCACTAAAGAGCAGCATCCAAGCCTTGGAAAAAAAGAATTACGAGCTGATTGGCAAGCTCAAGGAAGCAAAAACTGTTCCTGACGGCGTTGACGTGCAGGAGCTGCTTGAGTTTAAGCGGAACGTTGAGCAGAACAAACTTGAATCAGAAGGCAAGTACACAGAGGCACGTCAAGCTCTAGAGCAGCAGTTTCGTGAAGCCTCTGAAGCCAAGGACAAGCGAATTGCTGAGCTTGAAGCACGAGTCCGTGAGCTTGAGCTGATTGCACCTGCGAACACAGCATTAGCGGATGTAGTGCATGATCCAAGCATCGTATTCAAAGCAGATCTATTGAAGCCAGACCAAATTGAGCGTGAAGCTGACGGAACTGTCGTTGTCGTCAACGGCTACGAACGCAAGCCGATTGGTGAGTGGGCTAAGTCTTTGCCCAGCTACATGCAAAAAGCACCTAAGCCCGTGGGCAGTGGTGCTCCTTCAGGACGCAGTAGCGGCGGTGAAATCCCACCGGGCACAAAGAACCCTTTCGCCAAAGACTCCTACAACCTCACAGAACAGTCACGGCTGTATCGCACAGACCGGGACATGTATGAAAGGTTGAAAGCTGCTGCTAACCGTTAATATGTTGGACAAGGCAAAGCTACGCAGAGCCGTTCGGGTTACGCCCACACCGTAAACATCT